TCATCAGCATCGGGATATTGCGCCCTAAATGCTTCTTTGCTCATTACTGTGGTAATCAAGCACTTTTCAGCATCAGAGCCGTCTGGCATATTTGAATTAGGGTCAAAATACACAGTAAAAGGATTGTCAATTGGTTTGATGTAAATCTCTTGGTCAAACGAATCGTCTTTAACATAGTCAGTAGTAATTCTAAAGTAACCCCAGCCCATGCGAACAGCAAAGTCGAAAGCAGTATCGTAAGCAGCATCAGCATCAGATTGCACCTCAATGTGTCTAAATATGCCAGAGATAACACCAGCCATTTGTGCATCGGCTTCCGTGTTCATGCCATGCGCTTTCATGCGTGGGCGTTGTTGGCGTTGTTGGTTTGTGATTTGACGGCAGTAGGCATCTACCTTATTGATGGTCAGACATGGCCTGGCTTCTAATGTGCGTGAGTTCTGTATCTCTACAGGCCATTGATCACCAGCTGCAAACTTTAAATCTTCTAGTGCTTCACTACGATTATTAGAATCAGCATCATTAGCAAACTTAAGGAATTGTTTAGCATCCTCAATACGTTTGTCATTCTCTTCGTTGTAGTCAATAGATTTGTTTACCATCATCAGCCCATCCAGCTTGCGCCATAATTATTTTGTGGTCTTTGCTTCTTACGTTCTTTTGTATCTTGTATCATCAGCCCAATGTAACGAAAAGCATCCGCACCATGAGAATAAATGTCATGTAGTGGAACACGCGAGAACATTTTAGTGTCTGGGTCAACATCATAACGATAATGACGAAGGCATTGTAATCCCTCTTCGCAATTTGTTCTGTCAAAGTAACAGCTAGTAAAGATTGTTCTTGCAGCGTTAATAGAATCTGCAACAGGCACTCTCGGTAGCACATTAGTCTTGTAGCCAGCGTTGCGTACAATCTCTTCAATACTTCTGCCATTAGATCCAATGGTTTTACTTTGGGCATCATGTGGCAGATGTAGTGTATCATAAATATAACCTAATTTCTGCATTTCCGCTAGATAGTGTGTAATGGTCTTTTGACTATCTTGCATATAGTTGATTAGCCGTGTTTCCATGCCTATGAACTGCACAAACCATATCGCAGTCATATCAGCCCACCCCAAGTCAAACACAGCGTGTACAGGTTTAGTTGCATCATACGGAACGTTAGTGATACGGCCTGTGCCTTCAGCAGCTTGCATCTCTTTGGCAAAGATAGCACCATCCACAGTCATTCGGCATACGCCTTCCCAAACTGTGTTATATGCTTCTATATCCCTAGCCCTTAACGAATCTTTCTCTTGCTTAAGCGTTTCGGGAAACCAGGGATTGTCTGACCAATTAATCTTTTGTACTACTGCGTTCTCTGGCGGATAGGCTACAAAGCGTTGATAAGTATCGTCTGACTCTAGTTCGGGATTGAATGATACCCATATCTCTGAATCTTGTTTACGGATAGTCGGTATTAAGATATTCCACGACCTAGAACTAACAGTCTGTGCTTCTTCTACCCAGCATATGTCCACACCCTCAAATGACTTAACGTTAGCAGTATTGTTCTTTAGACCAACAAAGCTAAACTCTGTGCCGTTCTTACCACGAATAGATGCTTGAGTAATCTCATAGAATGAAATCAATCCCAATTCTACAATCTGATCACACAATAGTTTATGCACCGAATCTTTCATTGATGTCATAAACTCACGGGCGCACAATATGCGAATAGGTGCTTTTGCACCCTTAATCAGTAATGCTCTTGCTATCCCCCATGATTTTGCGCCACCACGCCCACCATACAATATTCTGTAACGTGACTTCTCTGGTTTAAACAACACATCAAGTTTATCGGGAAAGTCTGCCCAAACTTTGGATGGGTCTTGCTCATTCATTAATACGCTGCTTTGCTATATTAAAATATGTTTCATCTAACTCAATACCGATAAAGTTACGATTAAGATTCTTGCAAGCCACTCCTGTTGTTCCTGACCCCATTGTAAAGTCTAAAACAGTTTCATTTTCATTAGTGTATGTTTTAATTAAATACTCACATAATGCAACAGGCTTTTGTGTTGGATGTTGTTTTCCGTTTCTATTTGGAACTGAATTAAATAAAACTATAGATGATGGGTTTACCAATTTTGCATCATAAAACTTTTTTACCTTATTCATTTTTACATGATTTGAATCGCCACAATAATGTTCGTAGTTGTAGCAATCTTTTCCTTTGCCTTCTCTGTCTTCAAATTGCTTATTAAAAGTTTTAACTTTCCCATCACAAAATATTAAAATGTTTTCATGGTATTTCATTGGAGAATAATTAGCATTAGCCATTCCTGTAGGAACATTCTTAAACCAAATAACTTCATGCTTAAACATTTTGGCATTGGAAATAATTAATGCTGATGTAAAAGGCTGACTACCAAACAATACAATTGCACCATTAGGCTTAATAATTCGCTTTAACTGTTTCCACATAAGCTCAAACGGAATAACACTATCCCATTTACAAGCAGTAGTGCCATAAGGTGGGTCTGTAATGATTGCATCAATACTGCCATTAGGGATTGACTTCATTAACTTTAAACAGTCACCTAACCTTAAATCAATCATTCTTTTCGTCTGGCTTTACAAAGTTCACAGCAATAGATGTAACCAATGGCTCACCATCTGCGCCTGTAATCTCTTGAAACTGTACCGCCTTACCATCTACACGATCCATAATCTCTTTGACTGCCCACGCTTCACCATCTTCAGCAGCCTCTACTAGCTTCTCTGCAATGTGGCGCAATCTTAACTGATCGTCTTGTATTAGAACTTTACGCAATTGGTCAAAGAACAGCTTACCTTTAGCTGCGTTCTTATTGCCTTTCATACTCTCGGCAATTTTTTCATTCTTATTTGATTCAGTTGACATCTGTATGATTTTTAAGCAGTTGTTACTTCAGCAGTAGAATCATCACTAGGTTCAACTGTAACTGTGTTTTCTGCTACAGGTTGATTGATTTGTGCTAATGCCTGATCACGAATCTTACAGATAACAGGTGATACTTCAATGAATGAACCATTAGCTAAATACTTTAATGCCGTTTCAATCTCTGCTACTTCTAATTCTAGTTTGATACTCATTTGTTACCTTTCTTTTTGCTTTCACGTTTAACTGCATAAGAGATAGCAACAGCCTGTTTGATTGGCTTGCCAGCTTTAATCTCTGTCTTAATGTTCTCTTGAAATGCTTTCTTACTTGTACCTTGTTTTAATGGCATTTTAACACTTCCAATTCTTTAATGATGCTTTGGCTCTTTCTGCTGGCCCTTTAGCGTTCTTTACTACGCCTTCCATCCTCGCACAAAATGACTTCTTACGACCTGCATCCTTTTCTGTCTTTGGATTAGGTGCTGGCGGTTTTAAGTTACTGCCGTTTTTAGCATTGTATTCAGCACGACCTTTAGCAGTCATGCCTGCACCCTTTTCAGTCGGGTTATAAGTCTTGTCTTTGCCAGTAGTTTTATGTGCTATCGGCTTATCGTGTTTTTTAGTAGCCATTATTTTTTCGCAGTCTTTGCAGAATCTTTAAATGCTTTGCTAGTAGGCGCACCTTTAGTGCCAGGCTTACGCATGGTTTCTACAGGTTTACCAGCAGCTTTCTCTTTTTTGATACGTTCTTGTTTTGCATGAATATTGGCATACAAACCTGGTTTCTCTTTTAGTGACATTTTATTAGTGACTCCCCATCTTCATCAAAGTTATCATCCATAAATTCTATCAAATCCCACAAGCTGTCAATAATAAAATCATGATTATCAACATAGCTTGTTACTTGTATCTCATCTTCGGTATCAATCGTACACATCAACATAGGCTGTGCAGGTTGATCCTCATCTTCAAAATTTATAGATATTCTAATTAATTGTGCCATTAGGCAGCATCTTCAATAAAACAAACATCTTTCCAAGACATGACAAGATATTTTACTTCATCCTCTGTATATGCAAAGTATTTTAAGTATTCATCTTTTGGATCATCGTTCATTGTGCCAAAGCGCACTCTTGCACCAACAAATACTGGCATCTCTTCACGTTTACCATTAATTAGTTTAGTGCCTGGGCCAACTGCTACAACTGTACCCATGTTTTCAGCTTCTTTGTTGTCATAGATAATTACACTAGATAATTCTCTGACATCGGGTCTAACGACAATCTTATCTCTAATTGGTTTCAGTTTCATTTTGTACCCTTTGCTGGTCTGCCACGTTTACGAATAGACAATGTATTTATATCTGCTGCTGGCTCTGAAATCATAATGCCATCAAAGACATTTTTAATCTCATCGTTAGCATATATTAAATCATCTAATGAAATTGGGAAAAGTGTGTATTCGCCACACCAATTGTTGTCGTGTTTATTAACAGCTTGAGGGTATCTGTGACATTCGCCTAGAACGCCACCAGAAATAAAGAATTTACAACTAGCACAGTTTTGTTTAGTATTCATATTAGTCATGCAATGTTTCTCCACATTGTTTGATTAGAACCCTAGCTGGCCTCTGCACCAGACTAGGGTTTGTTTTTTATTTACAGTCTTGTTCGTGTTCTACACGTTTGTGTTCATAAGCAACGTGTTCTTTAGAACCGCCCTTAAGTTCACCTAATGTACCATCAAACTTACCAGCATGGCTCATTTCACGCAAGCCAATGCCATCAGCTTTACCCATGCCAACGCCACCAACTAATTTCATTTTACGTTCGCCAGATGTGTCTGAAGCGTTTACGCCCTTTGGCAATTTCTCGCCACTCATGCCTTTAGCAGGCTGTGTATCTTTAATACCCATGATGTTTCCTTTTAATTTGCAAATTAAGTTAAATTATAAATCACAATCTATAGCTTGTGATATTTTATTTTAGCAGAATATTCTTTCTTAAGTTCAACTATTTGCTCAATCGTATAATGATTAGGCTCATGCTTGCTTTCTAGCCATTCTACTGTATCAATGCCTAGTTTCTTAATTAAGTTCTGTCTGTATAAAATTATATTGCCCGACAAGAACGAATTGCAATGCTCACATTGGGCATGAACATTCAATTCATTAAATCGCAACTCTGGGCAAGCACCAACGCTTCTATAATGCCCTGCGTTAATCTTTTTGTGCATTGGCTTGTCACAGCTTATACAATTCTTACCTTCATCACGCAGTCTGATCCAGCGATTAAATACAATCTGTGCTTCTCGCAAGTAATCGCCTTTAGTCTTTAACTTTTCTTTAGCAACTTTGTATGCTTTACGTTCTTTGGCTTCACGTTGCTTTGTTGCCATTGCAACTGCACAAGCCCAGCCACATACTTGTTGCGTTGTCTTTAATGGCTCAAATTTATCAGCACAGATTTTACATTTCTTTGGTTTCATTATATCTTTCTGCGTAAATTTTAGCTTCGGCTGCTGATCTAAATGTCAACAATGGCTTTGACTTATGTGCATCTGTCTTTTTATTAAAACCATACAGTTGAAATACATGATACACAATATTATCTGCTGGCCCAGTCTTTGCAATGGAGTATTTACCACACTCACTAATTAAAGCGTATTCACCCCATTTTTTCCATTTCATTTAATAATCTTTCTGCATATTTCAGTCATCCAATTAATCAAAGCATCTGGCGTATATTCTCGCTGATACTGCGTACATCGTTTAGTACCTTTAACATTTCCACAAATTGATCTGTCAGTCAATGCTGTGTTTTTTGGTGGTGGGGGGGGTAAATCATTAAATCCAATACCGCAAATATAAAGTTTTGTTTGTTTATGCGCTACATGACCAAAATCAAACTGATCTATTTCTATTGTAAACCCACCAAATTCATCACAAAACATACCCACAGGCAATTCAGCTTCTTTAAACAATCTTGAACTAGCTGGATGTTCTAATACACCACCATTTAATCTTACTTGCGCTAAAGCTAAATATGCAAGTTGCTTTTCACCTTCTCTTGGGTTTGCCATATGTGATAATTGCCCCCAAGCACGACAAGGTGGATGCGCTATTACTGGCATCTTTTTACAAAATGCTCTCGCATCACGATGTATGTCATAAACATCATACATATCAAAGTCTTTATAACGACTGTCATCTCTAGCAAATAAAACTGCTATTTTGTTCATGCGTCTTTAATCTCTTCAAGAAAATTCATGTAAGGGATACGGATATGTTTGTTAAAGAATTCCGCAGCTGGCACATTGGTATTTAACTCTCTGCGTGTCTTAATTTTACAAATGGCTTTAATCATGTCAGATGCAGCTTCTTCGCTGTCAATATCTTCACCATAATTATCTTCTAGCCATTCCCAGAAAAATGTTTCTTTACACCAGCGAACAGCCAACAACCCCAAGCCATTCATTCTGTTTTCTTGTGTAACGATATTGTTTCGTAATTGCTGGGCGGATGCTTCTTGTGACATACGCACTATTGCAATGGGTATATCAATAGGAAAATTTGTTAGAAACACATCTTTGAACTGCATATCAATGTCCACAGTAATTCTTAATGTGCCATCCGCAAGTTCTTTCATAGTCCTTCTAGTGCCTGTTATTGCTTCCATTACAACTCCTCATGCTTATCATAAAAATCGCTTACAGCTTGTTTCTGTAATGCTTGGACATATTGAAAAACCATTAAACCAACTTCTTTAGCAGTCAATGTATCTGATTTTTCACCATCGTATATATTCCTAACCATACGGCCTAGCATCTCTAAATGTTTGTCTTGCATCATGCAATCCTTTTCAGATTAAGTTTAGATAACATCTCTTGCAGCTTACGATGATTAGCTTCTTTTTCCTCTTGCGTAAACTTCCGACTAATACCAATAAAATCTTTATGGGCTGTTGTAGATGATTTACATTGTGCTTTAAATTGATCGCATGATGGTGCGTAATCATAATGAGCATTTAATGCAGCTTTAATCCTGTCGGCAGATATACCAGCAAGTTCTTCAGCCCAAACCTGTTTAGCATTAATTAAACCTAAATCATTACCCTGGCCATCCGTTTTGCTCATTTTAAATTTGTCAGTAAAGTTATTACCAAACCTACCATGCAACCTCAAAAAGATGCGTTCAATCCATTCTTGCGGTAAAGAATTAATCACTTGTAATCTCCTTTTCTTCAATTGAATATTTGTTTAATAAGTTTCCAAACGCTGCATTTGATACTGATGCTCTTTCATCTTGGTGAGATTTTGATTTAGGTTTATCAACCCAGCTGGCATCAAATCCAATCCAACCTTGTTCGCAGCATTTAATAATTGCTTGTTCAGCAGACCATCCAAGTAGCCTTGCTTGTTTTTCTATTGCATTAAACACACGTTCAGTAACTGGCTTCTTTTTTCTAACAGCTAACCATTCTGCTAATAATTCCGCAGGAATAGGTGGTGTGTATTTAATTGGTTTATGGTTATTGGTTATTGGTTTATGGTTA